GACATTATCTGTTGTGTTAAAATATAAATCTCCAGCATTTAAAGCATCGCCATCATTATCAACTGTTGGATCACTAGCTTTAGCTCCTAGATATGTATCGTCAAAATTATCAGCAGCAGCTTCGGCAGCGGCTTGAGCTGTTTGTGCAGCAGTTGCACTATTGGCTGCATTGGTAGCTTGTGTGGAAGCAGTCGTTGCAGAGTTGGCTGCGTTGGTAGCCGATGTTGAAGCATTGGATGCTTGAGTAGTAGCAGTAGATGCCGATGTAGCTGCATTGGTTTCAGAGGTAGCTGCATTGGTAGCTGAAGTCGATGCGTTACTAGCCTGTGTCGTTGCAGTTGATGCAGATCCAGAAGCAGAGGTTGCTGAAGAAGCAGCCGCAGTTGCAGAGGATGCAGCATTGGTTTCTGATGTTCCAGCATTTGTCTCAGAAGTTGAAGCAGCTGAAGCAGAGTTTGATGCGTTGGTTGCTTGTGTTGAAGCAGTCGATGCTGAAGAAGCAGCATTGGTTTCTGAAGTCGATGCAGCTGAAGCAGATGAAGCAGCAGCAGTAGCTGAACTGGCGGCAGCAGTAGCACTAGCAGCAGCAGCGGTAGCACTTGTTCCAGCAGCAACAGCATCAACTAATAATTCAAAATGATCTGTATCTGTTAATAGATCTCCGACAACACTATCAGCTACGCAAATATAAACATTGTTAAGTTGAGCAGCAGTAGTTGATTTAATAATATCTCTTTGTACATACGCAGCAGTAGTCGTTGTTGCATCTGTACCTTTATAAGTTCCAAGTTCTTGAGTAACTGAAATTTCTCCAGCACTATCAAAGGCTAAAATTTTGTTTGCTCTTGAAGAAGCATCAACTGTAAATTCAGTCGATGTCATTGTATTCGTTCTTGATAATTTTATAGATCTATCAACTTCTTCTTGAAGCTCTTGAGTGATAGCAATAACCTTATCATGTGCATCTTCAATAGTGTCTGCACTCATAGGATCATTATCAATTAGATCCATTGCTTGAGTTTGAGGTGTAGATCTACGCAGTAATACTGTTTCGCCAGTAATTGGAATATTACCAGCAGTAAATGTAACAGTTCCAGAATTTCCACCAACTCCACTAACTGTGTAATGTGTCGTTAGAGTTTTTACTGTTTCAGTACCATTAGCAGATCTAATAATTACTTCGATGTCATCCTGGTCAGTAATTTTAAAGTTATAGGTAAAGGCTGTTGTAGAGCCATTGCCTGAATAACTGCTTTTAATAATTGTAGTTGATATAGTCAATTTATTACTCCGCTTTGATTATGTTTTCTTTTTGCCATTTTTTAATAGCCAGTTTTGTTGCTCGTTGATAAATGTCTTTCCATAAAGGATTGAGTTCTGATTTAAAATCTTCTGTTACATCTCTTTTAGCTGCTCTTACTTCATCAGCCATTGCATCTTTTTTTTCTAATCTATCTTTTGATTTTAAATAAAGAGCATCTTCGTTTATTAAATAAGTTAAATTTTTTTTAGTTTGTTTGCCAATAAGATATTGATAAAGAGCATATTCTTTATTTTTCAATGGAACACTAACCTCAATCGAATAAGGTATGTTTCCAAATTTTGTTTTAACATTATCAACAGTAACCATTAATTTTTTTCTTGGTGGAGTAGGCTCATAACCTATCTTTGCTGCTTCAACATTTATTGGATCTTCTGTATATGATGACATAACAGAAAACTTCATCCTCTCATCTCCAAGCCAATCTCTATTCAATGGCAAATCATTTTCAAATCCAGGAAAGTTTCTCTGGATCATATCTTTAAATTCTATATTTAGTTTTACGAAATCATCTCTATTAACAATTCCATATTTTTCTGTTTTTTGTTCAGCTTCTCCTAAATCTTCAAACTGATTTAAGAATGTACCAAAAGGAAATACAGATGCTGCCATCTTTTTTCCTCTTTCTGCTAAAACTTGTCCTTTATCTTCGGACATTTTTAATTGAGAAATCGTATCAACTAATGTTGATGTTCCATACAATACTGAAGAGTTTAAAATATTTTCTCCAAATGACAGAGCATAAGTAAATAAAAAGTCAGTTAATAATCTTACTTTGTCAGTTTCATATCTTGACCAATCATCCTCTAATTCAGCTATAATTGCTCCAACATCAGCTGCGGTTGATGCTAATAATACTGCTGGCTCAAATCCATTAACACTTGCTTGAAGTTTAGATCCAGTTAATCCAGTTATCTCTGCAACTTTAGGAGCTTTCTCATTTAAGAAATTATGAAATCTAAAACTTTTAGGTTGTTTGCCTGATGCTTGTTTCAGTAGATAACCATCTCTACCTCCATAAGTTGTTACATCTGATCCACCAAAAACTCCAAAATATCCTAATGGAACAAAGGTTGCCATAAAAGCCCAACCAGTTGCTGCTTTAGCTTTTGCAAGTTCAGCTTCAGCTCCACCTTTTCTTAATGCACTTCTATAACTACTTAAAATTCTATTAGCACCTAAAAATGGCATTCTCTCCATTGATGATCCAACAATGTTTGCTGGTGTTCTTAAAAATGGAAACCATTGAGCAGTTACAATAGACAATGGATTTAAAAATTTACTTTCTTTTAATTTCTGAATTAAATTTGTAGCATCTCCAACAACATCTCTTCTCTTACTTAATGGTGTTTGAAATGTTCTCTCTAATGCAGCATCGTAAGCAGCTTTAGTTATAAAATCTGGTGGATTGGTTACTAAAGAGGCAAGTATATCAGCAGCCTTTTCTTTTGGTATTCCATTTGTTTTAACTAATTTTAAAGTTTCTCTATATGCCATTGCATATACTTCAGCTTGATAAGCTCCAGTTTTAAAATAGTTATCAGCACTTTGTAAAAATCTATAAGGAATACGATCAAATGTTAAAATTCTTCCAAGTACATCAAATGATTTAGTAAAAACATTTTCGCTTTCAATTCCAAATCCTCTTGAAGAAAAAGCATCTGGTGGACTTTCTACTTTTGATCCAGCAACTGAACTCTTAAATGCTGGAAAATTTTTATATAATTCTTTTGGTCTTTTAAGACTTAACTTACTAAAATCTTGTTTAAAGGCTCTCCACATATTAGTTGTTGCAAGATGTTCTCCAAATGCCATTGCATCTGCTTCAAATTCAGCAACACTATCTACAGTCTTTCCTCCATATCGCATAGAGGCAAATCTTCTTTCTGCTCTAGCAAGAGATTTAAAAATAAAGTTACCACCAATGTTTTTAACATGAGTTAAAATACCTACTAAAATATTATTAAGAAACATCTCAACTAAAGCATCAGATCCTTTAGCAGCTAAACTTTTTTCTGCAAAAGCAATCTTCTTACTTAATGTTGGTGTTTTTAAATAAAGTTCAGCAGCAGCTTGAATGGTCTCTTTACCGCCAACTTGCATTAAAATATTGTTTCTATTTAAAGCATCTAAATCTAAATTTCTTATTGCACCTTCTTGAACTGGCTCTTTTAATATATTTAGAGCTCTTGCTATTTCAGTTTGTGCACCTTTGAAAACCTTTGTTAATTCTGCTGTTACTGCATGTTGTCTAGCAAACTCTAAAGCAAGATCATCGGATGCTGCTCCAGTTCTTAATTTTTGTGCTATTTCAGTTAATTTTTTATGCTGATAAATTAATAAGTTTTTAGCAGCTTTTATTTCAGTAGCATTAAGAGTAGAACCAGGTCGTAACTTTAAAAGATTACCAGCTAGTGTTTCAGAATTTTCTCCTAATAATTCAGCTAGTTCGTTTGTTTCTTTCCAGGTTACAACATCTCTTTTTCTTGTATTAATATTTTTAGAATATTGTTTAGAAATAACATTAATAGATCTTAAAATATCATCGGAAGTATTAAATGTATTAATATTAAAATCGTCTAATTCTTTGACTGGTGTTAAGTCAGCATTATTTAAAATCTTTTCTTCTTCACTCAAAAACTCATCAATTTTCTTTTTTGATGATTGAGGAGCTTTTACTTTTTTATTAACAACATTATCTGGAGTTAGAGTAGGTGCTACTTTAGATCCAGATATTAATAACTCTTCCGAACTTTTAACTAATTCAGAAGTATCAACTGGTTTAATTTCTTTTGCTTCTATTTGTTCAACTTTTTTTTGTGCTTCTTGTAATAAAGTTTCT